AATGATGACAAGACTTTTTCAATTACAGCTTTATCACATGATTCTGGAAAATATGCCTTTGTGGAAGATGGTTCTGCGTTACCAACAAGAAATATAACTACTCTTACAAGAGTTTTAAATGCACCCGAAGGATTGAGAGTGGATGAAAAGATTGTAACTATCAATAATAAGGCAATATCAAAACTGATTCTTGATTGGCAGACGCAATCTGGTGCCAGTAGATATGAAGTCCAATACAGATTTGCTAATGGTGATTTTAAAAAAATAGAAACGCTTTCAAGTGATGCAGAAATATTAAATTCAGATGCTGGTGTGTATGAGATTAGGGTTTTCAGTTTCAATGGACTTGGACAGCCATCAAGACAGCCTGCAACACTGACATTTACTGCTGTTGGTAAGACGGCACCGCCATCTGATATTACAAATCTTACCTATGAACCTATATCTGATAAAGAGATCAGATTAAGATGGGATGCTGTACCAGATCAAGACGTTCGTGCAGGGGGGCGTATTCATGTGCGTCATTCTCCAAAAACAGATGGTAGCGGTACATTTTCAGATGCAACAGATCTTGTTTTTGCATTGAGTGGAGCTTCAACAGAAAAAGTAGTCCCCTTACTTGAAGGAGAGTACATACTTAAAACACAAGACGATGGTGACCGTTTTGGTACAGGAGAAACTTCACTTGTAATAGATTTACCAGAGGCACAACCTAAATTATTGGTGCAGACAAGAAGAGAAGATCTGGATGATCCTAAGTTTCAAGGATCAAAAACTAATATTGGTTTTGATTCTGGTACAAATTCAATCAGTTTGGCTGGAACAGGAAACTTTGACAGCAGTACAGATATAGATTCTGAAACCTCTATTGATGACATTGGCGGGGTTTCTTCAACTGGAACATATTTATTTAATGAAACTTTGGATTTAGGCGCTGTATTTAGTCTTGACCTTAGAAAACTTATACAAACTGATTCTGTTTATTCTAATGATTTGATAGATTCAGTTACAGATATTGATGCAAGACAGGATTTTGATGGTGCTTCCAGTGTTGATACAAATGCTGAAGTCTTTGTCCAGACTTCACAGGATGCAAGTAGTTATTCAGGATTCCAAAAGTTTGCAAATGGAACATTTAAAGGAAGGGCATTTAAGTTTAAATGTGTGTTATCTACACAAGATACAAACCAGGATATAAGAGTAAGCCAATTAGGATATTTTGCAGAGTTCCAAAGAAGAACAGAACAAAGCACAACGACTATTGCATCTGGGGCAGGGGCAAAATCAATTACATTTGATCACCCCTTTTTCACTGGCACTAGTGCTTTACTAGGTGCAAATTCAAATCCACCAGCTATTGGAATTACAGCTTTTAATATGGCATCAGGAGACTTTTTTGAACTTACAAGTATAACTGGAACAGGCTTTACAGTTCATTTCAAAAACAGTTCTGGAAGTTCTGTAGATAGAAACTTTAACTTTACTGCTATTGGTTTTGGTAAAGGCTAATATTTAGGATATACTTAGAAAAAAAGTTGGTTTGCTATGTCAAGAGTCGATAATACTGGTGGATCTGGTTTTACAACTGACAACGGAACTGGTCTTGTTGTAAGAACAAAACTTAACCAAATAGTCGCAGCTTTATCTACACTTAATCAAGGTTCTGGTGATCCTACAATCGGTGTTGCAGCTTATGTTCCACATATTGATGGCGATACCTTAAAAATACGAAATTCTGCTAATAATGCTTTTGTAACTTTAGGTGATGTAAGTGCAACGAACTTTGGTCATGCTGGATTGTCGGCAGCTAATACTTTTACTTCAACAAATATATTTCAAGAAGATGTAACTTTTGATGGTGCTACTGCGGGTCGTGATGTTGTTTTTGATAGGTCAGAAAATGCACTTGAATTTGCTGATAGTGCAGAGGCAAGATTTGGAACAGGGGATGATTTAAAAATTTTTCACGATGGTAGTAATTCACAAATTTCTGAAACTGGTACAGGTTCATTAATTATAAATACTAATGGAGCAGATATACAATTAATAGCTGACGGTAGCAAAAATTTAGCTACATTTACTGATAATGGTTCAGTAGAACTATATAATTCAAACATCAAAAAATTTGAAACTGCCAGTGGGGGCGTGAGTCTTACAGGAGGAGCAGCAGCTAACGTCACAGCCCTTTCTGATGGTTCAACAATAACAATAGACATGGCAACAGCTTGTCATCATTCGGTAACTCTAGGAGGCAATAGAACCTTTGCAGCACCAAGTAATCAAGTTGTTGGACAATCTGGTTCGATATTCATAACACAAGATGGTACAGGTTCCAGGACAGCTTCATTTAATAGTGCTTTTAAATTTGTAGGAGGTACAGCACCAACACTTACAACAACGGCTGCTGCGGTAGATCGGATTGATTATGTAATTTTATCCAGTAACGTCATTCATTGTGCAGTTTCTTTAGACGTTAAGTAATGCCGTTTTTTGATCCAATAAGAATAGGGGCATCAGGGGCTGCTGATACTGCTTTTACAGTGGATCGTAGTTTAAAATTTAATAGTTATAATTCTGCTTATTTACAATTTACTCCAAGCAGTACAGGTAATCGTAAGACTTGGACTTGGAGTAGTTGGGTAAAGCGTGGAGCTTTATCTTTAGGAGCGCAAGCTACAATTTTTCATAGTTATGGATCTGGTAATCAAAGAACAGAGCTAATATTTGAAACAAATGATACTTTAACATTTGCACAGGGAACAGCTAGTGGCAACGGAGAAGTAACAACAAGCGCAGTATTTCGAGATGTTTCTGCTTGGTATCATATCGTATGTGTCGCAGATTTTAGCAATGGAACTGCTGGTAATAGATTTAAGTTATATGTTAATAATGTAGAACAAGCAAACACAATCAATACTGCCTTTACAGATGCAGACGGACAAATGCCAACGTCAAGTGTACCGATTGAGATAGGTGGTAGAACTAGCAACAGATTTTTTGACGGCTATTTAGCAGAAATTAATTTTATTGATGGATCTGCTTTAACACCTTCATCTTTTGCAGAAACAGATTCAACAACAGGTCAATGGGTTCCTAAAAATACTTCAGGATTAACTTTTGGAACTAATGGCTTTAGATTACAGTTTGCCGATAACTCAGGAACAACAGCAACCACATTAGGAAAGGACACAAGTGGTAACGGTCACAATTTCACACCAAATAGTTTTTCCGTGGCTGCTGGTGTTGGTAACGATTCTTTGGAAGATACACCAACTAATAATTTTGCAGTTATAAATGTTTTGGATAACTATTATGCAAATTCTACAATAGTAGAAGGAAATTTAAAATATACTCAAGGCAGTAGTACTTATGCCTTTAATTCTTCAACATTCGGAATGAGGTCTGGTAAATGGTATGCAGAAGTGAAAATCGGGTCTAATGGAAGCTACAATTTAGTAGGGATTACTGACAGATCACCTACACAAGCTTTAAATAGTGTGCTTGGTAGTGCTGAAAATGAATATTCAGTCTATCAACTTAATGGCAATATTTTTAATGATGCTGGCAGTAATCCAGGCAATACTCAGACAACTTATGCAGCATCTTTCACAAATAATGATATTATTGGAATTGCTGTTGATCTTGATAACAATAAGATTTATTTTTCAAAGAATGGTGATTGGGCAAATGGTTCGGGAGCTTGGGGAAGTTCTACTTTTAATGCTTCAACAGGTGCGCATACAATAACTGCTGCACAAAGTACAAACACTGGTAATTATTTCTTTGCCTCTGGTGATTACGAAAGTGGAGTTCAAGCAATATTTGAATGGAATTTTGGGCAACGACCATTTAGTTATACACAACCAACAGATTTTAAAAAATTAAATTCAGCAAACTTACCCGACCCAACAATATTGCTACCTGATAAACATTTTGAGACTTTACTTTATACAGGTTCAGGTTCATCTTCTTTGTATAATGTTACTGGTCTAGAATTTCAACCTGATTGGGTTTGGGGTAAATCTAGAAATGATGTCATAGGTCACATACTGTTTGATGCTGTAAGAGGTGACGATAGACAGCTAGAGGCAAATCTCACTACAGCAGAAGTTTTAAGAAGTTCAGCAGCTTATAGATTTTTAAGTAATGGTTTTGCTGTTTCTACTGTTGGTAATTTAAATAATCCTGTTAATTATGTTGCATGGAACTGGAACGCTGGCGATACAGATGGCAAAACTTATGCAGTAACAGTTGTTTCTGATTCTGGTAATAAATATAGATTTGATGGATTTGGAACGTCTGCTGTAACTCTTGACCTTGCAGAGGGTGGTACTTATGTTTTTGATTGGTCAGATAGTTCAGCACAATCACACCCAATAAGATTTTCTACAACATCAGATGGCACACATGGAGGCGGTTCAGAATATACAACTGGTGTCACAAAAGACGATAGTGCTTATAAAACAACTATAACTGTTGCCGCTTCAGCACCGCAGCTTTACTACTATTGCCAGAATCACAGCGGGATGGGGGGTGCTATTAATACAAACTCAACTCTTGGATCAAGTAATTTTGATGGGACAATTCAAACTACAGTAAAAGCAAATACAACAGCAGGGTTTTCTATTGTTTCATACTCAGGAAATGGAACTGATAATGCAACTGTAGGTCATGGATTGGGAGTAAAACCAGATGTTATTATTATCAAACTTAGAACTGGTGATACTAACTGGATGGTTTACCATCATAAAATAAATCAAGGGGTTGATCCAGAAGACTATCACACAGAATTTTCCACTCAATCTGTCGTTAATGCTCTTACTCCCTTAAATGACACTGCTCCAACATCTTCAGTAGTCAATTTAAAAGGAGGTAATGAAGCTAATAAAAGTGGTGGTACTCATATAATGTATTGTTTTAATGGAG